TATCATATCACAAGATAAGGGAATGATAGGAAGTCCAGAGTTAACAGAAGTAGGAGTCAAGGTTAAATCTTTATTATTACCATTCTTAAAACTTGGAAGAAGAATAGAGATAAAATCTGTTTCAGCTAAGATAAACATAGGTAATTTAATTTTTAGAAAGATTCCTGCAACATTAGGAGTGGGAACATACAGAGCCGACAAAATAACGCACACTGGTGACACTAGAGATAATGACTGGTTCACTGAGATAGACGCAAGGAATTTCTAATGAATGCAGGTGATAGAAAGTCAACTCTTGAGAGTGCAATATCAACAGCGATACAAACACAACTTAAAGACGTGCACACTATGTTGCCAGGACAAATCGTCAGCTTTGATGCAGTAAGCCAGACAGCAGACATACAAATACAACTCCAGAGAAAAGTCGGTGACACTTTAGTGAACCTTCCAGTGCTTCCAGGTGTTCCTATTAGATTTTTAAAATCAAAAGCTTTTAGTATTTCGTTTCCTTTAACTGCAGGTGATGAGGTAGGAGTTTATATCATTGAACGTTCAATAGATAACTGGTTAGATCAAGGTGGAATACAATCACCAAACGACACTCGTAAGTTTGATTTATCAGATGCATACGCAGTGCCAGTTCTTTATTCACAACAGAATAAGATAGCAAACTTTGATGCAGCAAATATGGTTATAAGAAACACAGCGAATGACACGAAGATAACTATTAAACCATCTGGAGAGGTTGTGATCACAGCGACAAAAACTACGATAGAAGGTAACCTTGATGTGACTGGAACAATCACTGCTCCGAACATCACTGCAGCAACGAGTCTTAAAGTGAATAGTAAAGAAGTCGACTTGCACGATCATAGTGGAACAGTCACTCCATTCTAGAAATATGATATAATACTAAACAGTTAAAGGAAGCGAAATGGATTTAGGACTCAATGATGATCACGATTTATTTGTTGCTAATTCAGATTTAGTAACAACCGATGAGGACAACTTTGTTATTCAATCATTGATTATTAGATTACAATTCATTTCAACAGAATGGTTTTTAAATACATTTGAAGGTCTTCCTTATCCAGGTACTATATTCGAGAGACAAACGAACATCTCAACAATATATAGTATATATTCAAAAGAGATTTTAAACACAAATGGTGTGCAAGAGATTATAAATCTAGCATTAACACCACAAAATGATGAGAGAAAACTGCGTGTTGACTTCAAGGTCAAGCAAGACAACGGTATTATAATATCGGAACAATTAGTAATAGAGGTTTAAGATGGCAACTTTCGGATTATCACCAGATGGATTCAATAGAAAAAGACTAGCAGATATTAAGATTGAACTAGAAGATGCATATAAACTTGTATTTGGAGACAACATAGATGTGTCATCACAGAGTGTCTTCGGTCAGTTAATAGGTATTCATTCAGAACGTGAAGCGGACCTATGGGAACAATCAGAGTTCGTTTATAATGCTTTTTATCCATCTACTGCACAAGGTGTACAATTATCAAATGTTGTAACATTAAACGGTATCACAAGACAAGAAGCTACGAAGTCAACTGTTACAATTACATGTAGCGGTACAGATGGAACAGTACTCCCAATAGGCTCAATAGTTTCAACGAGTGATACGAAGGAACAATTCGTAAGTATTTCAGCAGGTACTATCTCAGGTGGATCCGTTGCTATTGCTTTTGAATCAGTGAACGATGGAGCGATTGAAGCTTTATCAGGAACACTTACAGTGATAGATACTCCAATATTCGGATGGACTTCAGCAAACAATATCAATGATGCAGTACTCGGACAAAACGAAGAGACAGATGCAGAACTTAGAGAGAGACGTGTACAATCAACACAAGCACTAGGACAAAACCTAGTTGATAGTTTATTCGGTCAATTACTAGATCTTGATGATGTCACTGGAGCATTAGTTATATCTAACGGAACAGACTCAACAGACGCAAATGGAATACCACCTCATCAATTTTTAACAGTTATCGAAGGTGGAGATATTGAAGAGATAGCAAATACAATATGGTTAAACACTCCTCAAGGGATAGCTTCGTATGGTTCGTTGACTGAAGTGATAATAGACTCTCAAGGATTTACTCAAAACATTCTATATAGTAGACCTGCTGAGATTGATATATTCTTCAAGGTTACAATAGTAACAGATGCATCAGAATATCCAGTGACTGGTGATACAGATGTTCAAGAAGCGATAGCAGCATACGGAAATGCGAACTTTGGAATTGCAGACGATGTAATTCTAAGCCAATTTTACACAGCAATCAATACTGTTCCAGGAATCATATCAATAGACCTTAGAATAGGTTTATTAGTGAGTCCAACAGGAACATCAAACCTTCCAATTGATGTGGAAGAAATATCTAAGTATGACACAACTAGAGTGGAAGTGATTTCATCATGATAGAACATTACCTCGATAGGTTAGCCTCACAATTTAAAGATAGTGAAAACCTTCGTGGAATGCTGTCGGCCCATTTATTAGAATATGAAGATTTAGATATTGCATACGAAGACTTAGCTGAAGATAGATATTTAGATACAGCACAAGGTGTACAGCTTGATGGGATAGGTGAAATCGTAGGACTTCCAAGACCAGTGGCTCCGATTGACCTTGTAGGTGTATTCGGATTTATAGATGATGAGACAGCTCAAGGATTCGGTACACTTGCAAACTCGGACACTGGTGGTAATTTCGTAAGCTTAGGAACAGCGACACAACCAATCGGTGATGACTTATATAGAACACTACTAAGAGTTAAGATCCAAGTGAATAAAACAGCGATGACAAACGAAGATGTTATTAGTATTATTTCATTTGCATTTGGTGGAATATTAGTAAGATACATACTAATTACAAATACAAAACCTACATATGAAATAGGAAAGATACTGACACAATTCGAAATTGATGTTATACTTCCATTAATACCTGTAATGATAGGAATCGATTCAGCAGATTACAAAGTTATGCATAATGAGACTCCATTCGGATTCTCAGGTGACGATACATCTCTAGGATTCGGAACTCTCGCAGACAGCAATGTCGGTGGAAATTTCGCTAAATTTATTTAAAAAGGAAAAGACATGGCAATACCAGGAACAGAACCAGAATGGGACAAGAATGAAGTCAACTCAGTTGCACCAGATACAGATCACGAAGATGAGGGATGGTTAGCACCAGGGGGGATACCAGAGAAGCCACCATTCGAAACGTTCAACCATTGGATGAATAACGTTTATAAGTGGGTAACTTACTTTACAAATGAAGCAAGACGTTTGTGGCAGAATCAAGCAGTAACGCACAACATGACTGCAGACAGTAGCTACACACTTACAGCAGACCAAAATAGCTATGGAAGAGTAATAATCACAGACAGTGGTGTGAATCTTACAACTGGAAGAAATATCGTGGTTGATGTATCTGAAAGAAGCTTCTTATTTCAGAATGATACACTTCAGATTTTAACAGTTAAAACAACTGCAGGAACTGGAATTGCTGTTGCAATAGGTGCTAAAGTCGCTTTATTATGTGATGGAACAGACGTGATTGAAAGTGTTGGTTCAGCTAGTGTCACGGGAGTACTATCTACAGATAACTTTTTCCAGGCTAGACATCAGGTAGCTAGTGGTGTTGCAAGTGGTGCTGCTAATGTAGGAACACAAACAAGAATTCTCGATACCGTCATTACGAATAGTATACCTGGTGCGAGTTTATTGGCTAATCAGATAACACTCCCGGCGGGTACTTATTATGCGGAAGGTATGGGAGAAGCATTCCAAACTAATCAACATAAACTAAGTTTAAGAAATATAACCGATGCAATTACAGAAGTAGTCGGTGCTTCTTCTTATGCTACAGCAGTTAACAGTGCAGGTAATGTTAGTCAATTATTTGGTATGTTTACTATAGCTGCTCCAAAAGTATTAGAACTACAGCAATTTTTTGCAGTAGCAGCAGCAGGTAATGGTTTAGGTGTTGCTTCATCATCAGGTGAAGTAGAAGTATATGCAGATATTAGAATTTGGAAGGTAGACTAAATGAAACATGCAAAAATAATTGATACGGTAGTAACACAAGTACAACCTATACAATATGAAACAGTAATTGTAAACAAGAAAAAAGTACAAAAACCTATTCTTGTAGAGGGTTATATTGAAGTTGATGATAGTGTAGTAAATGGAATGATTCAAAATGTTGATGATTCATTCTCAAATCCTACAAAAACACCAGAGCAAATTATTGCAAAGATGATTGAAGATGGTGAGATAATTATTCAAGCACATATCCAAACACCAATAGATGAATACAATCTAGCAAACGGTGTTAAATTCGCTCATGCACATACGTGTGCTAATTATAAAGATGAAGTAGGATACATACATCAAGAATTCTGTCAACAAGCATGGAGTTTTAATGTAGCAACATGGGAAGCAGGTAGATTAATACAAATTGATGTATTAGCAGGAACAATCACTGCACCTACTCCAGAAGAATTTATTGCGATGCTTCCTGTATTTGGTGCGTAATGAAAAAAGATTATTGTACATGGTTTCCTGAAAGATGGAGAGGTGTAGATATTAGTGAATGCTGTAAGGGCCACGATGAGACTTGTAGCACTAGACAATTCTATCTATGTTTAAAAGACAAGATAGGAGAGTTCCATGCAAGTTATATCGGTTTTGGTGGATCCTTAGGTTGCTGGATAAAATATACAAAGAAGATGTATATAAACTGGAAAAAGAAGTAACCTAAACAAACATTAAGTCGTATGAGTATATACTATCAGTTATACAAAAGGACGGACAAATGAAAATACCTCTCGAAAAAGACGAGCAGAAAGAGCTCGTCAAAATCCTCAGAAAAAAAAGACTTATGTATTTTTCAATATCAAATGAAAATTTGATGAGTTATCTAGGCAGGACCACTGCAGCTAGAATAATGAAAGAACTTAAAGCGATGGGCCTCGCTCCAGGCTTCCCAGACATGGGAGTCTTACTCCAACACAAAATACTATTTATTGAAATGAAACGTGTCAAAGGTAGTTCAACATCAGATAAGCAAAAGATATGGAACAAAGTGCTCGATGCGTTACCATATGCGAGTGCTTACATTTGTAAGGGTGCAGATGAAGCGAGAGAAGTTATAGAGAAGGAATTACAAAATGTGGCATAACAAAAAATATAGTGACTGGAATAAAGAACCATGCATCCCTTTTAAATGGATAGTGAACGCAACAATAGTGATGGCAGTATTAATCACTGCAGGGAAGATATGGCTATGAGTTTTAAATTAAGACCATACCAACAAGATGCACTGGATAAACTTCGAGCAACAATCGGTGAAGGCCACAGACATATACTTCTAGGAGCACCGACTGGATTCGGAAAGACGAGTCTAGGAAAACAGATAGTAGACAATGCAGTCGACAAAGGTAAACGTGTACTATTCACAGCACATAGAAAAGAACTTATATATCAAACATTTAAAACATTTGGAAGACCAGGTGCAACGAGTGTGAGTCTAGGACAAGAGGGAGCATTTGACAAGAGCTTACCAATACAACTCGCATCACTTCAAACTCTAGCAGCCAGACTAAGAAATCATGGAAAAGAATATCTAGGAAACATAGACATAGTCATAATGGATGAGGTCCACTACGGATGGGGAAGTGCAATGCAACAACTCATCATGGAAGCATTCGGACAAGAAGCAATCGTTATAGGTTTAAGTGCGACTCCAGTCGATGCATTAGGATATAGACTAGAAGGATTTGACACTACTATATATGACACACAAACTGAAGACTTGATAGCAGGTGGATATTTAACTCCAGTTGAATGCTTCGCTCCAGTTAAACCAAACCTAGATAATGTCAAGATAAGACAAGGCGACTATGCAATAGAACAAATTGAAAAGATAATGGAAGACGACTTCATTGTAAAGAACAGCTTCGAGGTATGGCAGAAATATGCACACGGACTGAAGACAGTAGTATTCTGTGTATCAATAGCACACGCAGAAATGGTAGAGAGAGAGTTCAAACAGAACGGAGTCAGAACTGGAGTAATACATAGTAAGGTATCTAAGACACAAAGAGATAGAACACTCGAAGAATTTAAAAACGGAGAGATTGAAGTACTCACAAACGTAGATGTTCTAACGACTGGATTCGATGAACCGACAATACAATGTCTATTGTTAGCACGACCAACAAAGAGCATGAGATTATACCTGCAGATAATAGGAAGAGGAATCAGAACACATCCAAGCAAGGAACAATGTCTTATACTAGACTGTGCAGGAAATATCAAAGACAACGGATATCCAACCTCAAGAAGAAACTTCAACAGACCTAAACCGTTAAAAGGTCAAAAGAAACAACCTGAACCAATTCCTCAAGATCCACCAGAGTGTGAGTCCTGTGGAAACATTATCAATCCAGAAGATAGAGGTCGAAAGATTTATGAAACAGAGGATGAGATTCAAACCGTCTTCACATGTCCGAGTTGTGGAAAAGAAGTCAAGACTATAGTAGTTAAGAAGTCTGACGTTGAACTTGAAGCGATTGAGGATCCTAAAGCGAAGAAGCTAAAAGAAACAGTTCAATATAGTAAGATGACCAACCAACATGGTGGATATCAAGAACTCAGAAAGATAGCACATCAAGCAGGATATAAAGCAGGTTTCGCGTGGATCAACTCAAAAGCGATAACACAACATAAACTCTGGCCACAAGCAGCACAAATATTTCAAAGAGTACAAGGGATGGGGTTAATGCCTTGCGAGGCGATTAATGAGCTAAGAGAAATTATTACATCAAGGGGTGAGAAATGGAGTTAGAAGAATTAAAAAAGTATTTAAAATACGATGAACATACTGGTCATTTTATATGGATAGCACTAACACACAAAAGTGTATCAAAGATTAAGGTTGGTGATAGAGCAGGAGCTGAACATGGAAACGGATATTTAAAACTAACCATTAAACAGAAGAGATTCTATCTTCATAGATTAGCATGGTACTTTATGACTGGAGAAATGCCAACACATCAAATAGATCATATTAATAGAGATAGAGCAGATAATAGATATACAAATTTAAGAGAGTTAACTAATTATGAAAATAATTTAAATAAAGGGTTGACTAAAAGAAATAAGACCGGAACGACTGGAGTCCATCTAGTAAAAAGAACTGGAAAATATATGGCAAGTATCCAGAGAGAAGGGAAAAATAAACATCTTGGAACTTTTAAAACTAAAGAAGAAGCAATCAAAGCAAGACAGGATGCAGAATGAAACTAGACATCAAAGACGTGCACTCAATAGAGCTAGACTTCCAAGCATTCACGGTCAAGTGCAAAACAGCGACTGGTTATGTTTTATGGGAGACTAGAAAGAATACACTAGAGGAAGCTCAAGAGGTTCAAGATATTATTGTGAAGAAACAACTGGATTATTTAAGGAGTGTGAAGTGAAATATATAGCAATGTTAAGTGGTGGACAAGATAGTACAGCGATGACTTTAAGACTTCTAGAATTAGGAGAACCAGTAGATTATATAGTATTTTGTGATACTGGCTTAGAACATGATGAGATGTATGAATACATTGATAAACTAGATGCATTCTTTCAAAGAAAATATAATATTAAAATAACAAGACTTAACCCAAGAAAAGATTTTAAACATTGGGTATACGGTGAAATCTTAAGAGGAGAGAACGAAGGAAAGATAAGAGGAGTTCCATCTGTCTTGGAGATGTGTTATTGGAGGAGAGAATCAAAAGAACGTCCATTTGAAAGATGGTTAAAAAAAATGGGAATCAAAGAGTGGAAACAATACAATGGATTTGTTTATGGTGAGAGTAAAAGATATGGATTGTCACCAGACCATGTACTGGCTCCTCTAATTGATTGGAAATGGAGAGAAGAAGAAGTTCAACAGTATCTAAAATCAATGGAGATGGAAAATAAATTGTATCAACATTTTACAAGAACAGGATGTGCAGTATGTCCTAAACAAAGTGAAGCTTCAAAATATATGATATATAAACACTATCCTAAATGGTGGAAATATATGAAAGATATGGAAGAAAAATTATTTAAAATGAATTTAGCAAGTGATACTCCTCAATGGCATACAGAACTAACAACTGTACAGCTAGAGATTAAATTTAAAAAGAAAGATAAACAGCAAACATTTAATTTAGATTTTGAACCATTAGCTGACTGTTTCTGCAAACTTTAAGGACTAAGCAGGTCTTAAGTCGAATGTCTTTATAATAGGGTATAAGAAAAGGACGGACGACATGACAATAATCAAAACAGACAGCAACAAAACAGAACTTTGTGATTCCTTAATTAAAAAGATGGGATACTGCAAAGCTAAAATTGTATTGAAACAAAAATACAATATTGATATTTGGTTGGAGGTACAGCAATGAAAACAAATCAAATAGAAGACCTAGCACAAGCAGTGCGGTCTTACTACTCTCAAGACAACGTCAAAGACATAGTAAGAACACTAGGATATGAGATAACTGGATCTGGCCATTTTAGAATCAGACAAGAGGAAAAGAATCCAAGTGCGAGTGTAAGTAAGACTGGACTCATAAATGACTTCGGTGGTGAAGGTTATGATGTTATAAAACTTTTAACCGATGTACATAGAATGACATTCGTAGATGCACTTAAATGGTTAGCAGTACAATGGAACATACAATACGATGATACACAACATCAACCAAGACCAATACAACACGCACCGATGCAACAACATCAGCCTGATCCACAAGAGCATCAAAAAATACTAGAGAAGGTCACTGCAACATTAAACTGGTACGACAGCTATAGAGATCAACTTCAAACCTTCACAAACCCAGAGTACAAAAATGAAGCTTTAGCGATTGCACCGATGTATGTATTTCAACAAGCAAGACCAGAAGCGATACAACATTTTAAAAAGGTGACGACTTATGATCATAAAAACAAAACGTTAATAGCTAAAATTTTTGATTACAACGGAGTACCTATAAGTTACAAGCGAAGAAGATATCAGATTCCAGGAACCGACACTCAAGGTAAATGGATTACAAAAGGTGGAACATCACCAAACGGACAATGCTATATAAATGTGCACCAGACCAGAAGCAGTCCAGTCTATATAATAGAAGGACATCACGACATGTTAACTGCAATTTTATTGCAAGGTGATGACTACGAACCGTTTGACTTCATTATGGTACCTACAGAAAACTATAAAGAGTTCACAGAATATGAGCTTTGCTTTTTAGTTGACAGAGAGGTTCACTTCATACTTGATTTAAAATTTTTAGAAGATGGATCCATTAATCAAAAAGCATATTTGAAACTTGGAATGCATCAACTCGCAGCACAAGTCAAAGAGAAGCTACATGTAGAAGCAGTTGGTATAGATTTAAAAGACTTTCTACATGTAGAAGGATACAAGGTGGACCAGATAAAAGACATTGATTTAAGCGATGCAATTAATATGTGGACCGATACAACTAGAGCATTCAAAGGTGCTCTTCAATTTTATGTAGACTCGAGGAGATAGGGAGAAGATGTTAGTACAAACATTCGCAGATAAATATGAAACAACTACGGCAAATATATATGGTAAGAAGAAAAGAGGAATCATCCCTGATAGTGTATTCTATAGAGAAAATAATTCCTCCTTTCACATCAAAGAAGAATTTTTTATAAAAAGGTTTAAATTTAAAGAACAAGCCATAACTTTTAATAGAGAAACATATTGGGAACTATCAGAAAAGTATAATGATAGAGCAATAGCAGTGAAGATACACAATTATTGTAAAGGAGTATTGCCTCTCAATAGTGTTTATATTTATATTAGAGGGAGTATGTTTGTAGACTCTCCATCATCATTAAATTTTAGATTAAAGCTTGTAGATTGGTACTTTTATAGATGGGCTAGAATGGAGAAAAGGAAATAGATGAAGACAGAAACCAAAGAGTTAATAGATGAAGCCAAAGAAACTATCAGAGAAGCGAAAATTATTATATTAGAATTAATGGAAGAACCAATGAATATGGAACAGAAGGAAAAGATAATGAAATTGTATAGGTTGTTGAAATGAGGAAAAATATGAAAAAAATAATAATACATTTATGTGCGGACCTTGGAAGTGATAGCAGATTCTATCAATTAGATGATGATTATGAAGTTATTATGATAGGTGAGAAAATAGGAGTTGAGAATTACAATCCCCCTGAGAATGTACATGGTGTTATTTGCAATCCTCCATGTCCTGAATTTCAAACAATAAATGGATATGGTAAAGTAAACGACACAGAAAAAGGAATGTTTCTAGTTAATCATTGTATGAGAATAATTAAAGAGTGCAATCCTAAATGGTGGTCTATGGAGAATCCATCTAGAGGTGAATTAAAAAAGTTTATAGGAAAACCAAAGCACGTTTATCAGCCATGGCATTATGGAAGCCCATGGACTAAAGCCACAGCTTTATGGGGAAGCTTTAATATGCCAGATAAAATATATACCAAATGGGATGATGTTCCAAAGAACGATCAACTTTACACCAGACCAAATAGACCTAAACCATCATTGGCATTTTTACATAAATCGGCCGCTGCACTAATACCAGAATTTGAATTTGCAAGAGATAATATAAAATGTGATGCAGATTTAAGATCCATGTGTTCACAAGGATTCGCAAAAGCTTTCTACGAAGCTAATAAATAATCTAGGCCCAGAGCCTAGAACTTCAACTCTAATATTTTTCGACCTTCCCACTTGACAACGAAATCAGATATAGCCTCTTTAACAATAGTAGCACTAAACTTTCTTTTATTTATTTTATGTGCAATCTTGCTAGGAGTTAACATTCCACCTTCTATAAGTTTCTGATTCAAGCGACACCAGTCAATAACTGTATGGATATCGTTTCCTTTTTCTTCTTCTACAGCTTCAGCTCTAGAATATATTTTCAACATGTGCTTTTCTAAAAATTCAGTTAGCTTCACAGCACGTTCAAAATTAATGATGTCTATTTGATGATTAGGTGTGATATTTCCTGCAGCAGTCTCAAAGAGATGGAAGATTAATGCGAGAGAACCTACTAAAACTTTTTGTTTAGAGATTGAACTTTCAAAAACGTGTTCTTTATTAGAACGAGCTTCCATTTGTCTAAAGTGTCTTTTTTCATCCCAAACATCATAAGCTATCTGTGCTTCATTACAATATCTAAAATAAGGTCTTTGATTTTCAAAATCTCTTTTTGCTCCAAGCAACATAGGATCCATCGTTAAAAGTTTATGGATTACATCTGCATACTTATTTTTAACCTCTTTATTCTCAAAGCTTTTTCTTTTATGAAATTTTGTACTAAACTCTGGATAGATAAAGAGTTGAAACCTTTCTAATAAACCATCGGAGAATTTACCAGAGACAGCATCTGAAATCAGTTTATCAATTATAGTAGGTTGAATTCCACCAAACACTGATATACAATAATTCTCGATAAAGAAAGAGCCACGACCAATACGGTCTATATTTTTAGGAGTGTCTCCATCCCATGCACCAAGATAAAAAGAACGTGCTTCTTCCCCTGCTCTAGCCTTTGAACCAAACGAAGCAAGAAGACCTCCGAGTTCATCATGTAAAGCAGTTATACCTTGATCAGCATCTTTGAGAATCTCACCTATTACCTCATGAGTTGCATCATTAATCAAAAACCTTTTACGTTTAGGTTTACGTGGTGCTTTTGGTTCTTCAAGATCCTTATCAAATTTAATCTTCTTAGCATATTCTTTAATAGCAATATCATATTTTTTCTTGTCTGTAATATAGATGTTATATTCTTCATCATAAATTTTAGACTCTTGTATCTCTTTTTCAAGTATAGGTTTAGACATTGCAGAGATTGCAGCAGATTTATTTGAACCAGGAGGTGCAATCACAGCACCCCATAGATTAGGAATTAGAGTCCAGTCGTCAAACTTTTCCTGTCTAATACCACACTTGTTAGAAATTGCACCACCCAAAATAGCTATACCTGCAACAGCAGCCATCTCTGGTGGAGTACCTAGTCCATCTGAAACGTCTTTAACTCTTAACTTTAATATATCTGGAAGAGAATTCATATCAAATAGAATCGGCTCACTGGTTGCCTTTGGATAATCACTGCTTAAAAGCATCTTGACTCCTTTCTTCTAAAAACTTGATAACACTATCAAAATCATCAGAATAATTATCTTTTTTCATTTTAGATGAGATATCATTTTTTACAATACTTGGTAAACTAAAATACCATGATTTAAAATCTTTAGTATGCAAAATATTTTCTTTAGGTCTAATTTTATATATTAAATAAAATTCTAAACCTCAGCGACAGTTCCAGAAGTCTCAAGAAAACTAATATTATTAAATTGTTTTTTGACTTCAAAAGAATGTTCGAGTGATCTAATATATAAATTTCTAGAATAACCTATATAGATTATTTTATCATTATCCGTCAAGGCATAAATACCTTCCATACTTCTAACCGACTGTAACTCTTCGAGAGTAAACTTTTTATTTTTCATTGTAATAACCTTTTAGTGTTACCGCTACAACTATTTTTTTTAAGAGTGATTTTTAAAGAGACACCTAGCGGGATACTCAATCAAGCTCTTAAAGGTGAACAAGTGTACCCCGCTAGAAGTACCTGACTTGTTCATCTTTAAAAACTTAATATCATAGTACAAGAAAGAAGCTTAAAACTACATGTACAAAAAAATCCCACTTGAACTTTAATGGGGTTTTTTTGGGGATGAAACACTTAAATAGATATACCATTTTTAAAACGAAACTTAAAAAATGTTAGAAAAAACCATACACTAAAATTTGATTAAATACATATTATAAAAATAGATTAGTTTTTATTTATAAGTTTGGGGTCTTTTTTCTTAAGAAACACGTGGGTACTTTTGGGGATAAAAACCCCATAAAACCCCCAAAAAAACCCCAACAAATCCCAAAGACACGAGAGGCACCCCAAAAACCCCAACTCCTTTATATAATAAAAAGATTATATATATATAAAAATAAAATTTTCTACAATATAAAATATAATTTATTAATTTTATAAAAATTAAAACATCAAAAAGACTAAGGGTTTTTTGGGGATTATGTGTTTTTTTATCAAAAAAGAA